AGCTAAACCGCCTAGATAACCAAGCACTAGATTTATAAGAGCCTCGCTGTTTTGTTCTGGTGGTTGTAGTGTAACTAAAAAGATATATCCAAGAAAACCACCTATAGTAAACAAACCAATAATTCTTGCAGTCCAGTCTTTACTAAACATACCTCTAGCATGTTGTTTGTCTTGTGTTTCTAGTTGAAATACATCTACATCAAGTTCTTTCATCTGCACTTCAAACTCTTGTTCTGCTTTTTTAAGTTCTAACATTTGCTCTGGCGTAGCATTTTGTATTGCTTGTTGTATTGTTTTTTGATCGTTAGATACGCCCAATACCTCTGCTATTTTACCCATAGCCATATTGCCTAGTGGACCGCCCATAGCTGAACCTATAGTGGGCGCAACAGCACCTACAATATTTTTTAACAAACCTTTCATATTAGACCAACATTGATGTTACAACTGCAATTGATAATGCGCCTAAAAATCCAAACACACCAAATGTTGCAGTTTTTATAGTTAAATTAATTCTAGTGATTTCTTCTTTGATGTCTGAAAACTCATTAAAAGCAGTTTTCCAGCGTTCGTGAGATATTGTTTCTAATTTTGTTAGTCTCTCAGCAACATCTTTTACTGTCATTTTTTTAATAGTCATCAAACTGTGTATATTTTTAAATAGTCCTTTTTACCTTTTACTTTGATAGGTTGTAGTGATTTTAACCCAAAATTACATTTTTTTGCAGTATTTTCACCAATCAGTATATCTTCACCCACATCTTTAGTAGCTGACTCTAACCTTGCAGCTGTGTTTACAGCATCACCAATAGCTGAATAATCAAACCTTGTATCCGATCCCATGTTACCAACTACTGCCTCGCCAGTATTCACACCAATACCAATAGCAACTGGTTCTGGTAAAGTTGTTTGTAATTGTTGTATAGCTGTCCGCATATCTTGTGCGCAAGCTACTGCTCTTTTTTCATGTTCGTCTATGTCAAGCGGTGCATTAAATATTGCCATACAAGCATCACCTATGAATTTATCCACCATACCTCCATGTGCTTGTATGCAAGTTACTTGCTCTGTCAAAACCTTGTTCATAATAACTGTAACTTGTTCTGGTGGTAATTTTTCAGATAGGTTTGTAAAACCTCTGACATCTGTAAATAAAAATGTGCAATATCTTTTTTCGCCACCAAGTTTAAGCAAGTCTGGGTTATCTTGTAATTGTTTTACTTGTCTAGGATCAAGATAATGTTCAAACTGTTTTTTAATTTGCTGACGCAGTTTGTATTGTTTTTGGTAGTTTAAATAGAAAGCAATAGTAGATGTAACTATTTGTGACACAAAAGTCCACGAAAAGTCCAATAAAATGCCTTTTTGGATGCTAAAAACTCCTGAGAAGCCCGTAGTGAGCAAGAAAACTACAACTATACTTGCGCCCTTAACTACATTGAAATAATTGATTGTGAGCCATGTCAGAGATACAAAAATTGCCAAAATTAAAATTTCGGCTGCTTTGGCCCAATCTGGTATGTATGGTGAGTTTTGTATCAAGATTGACTCAGATAACGCAGCTTGGATCTTGTGTGGTTCTAGTAAACCAACTGGAGTAGCAATTTGTGGCATGACTCCGTTAGCAGTTACGCCAACAAATACAAACTTATTTGCAACATTCATTTCTTGTAGCGTGGTTTGCTGAGTATCAACCCAGCTGATCCATTTACGACCAAGACTATCTGTTTTGACTGGTGGTATTCCTCGTATTGATATTTCTTCTATACCATTATCATTAGTTTTTATAATGTAAGTTTTTACATCAAACAAGGCTTTATATATTTGTGTGCCAAAACTAGGAATCCAATCATTGTTGGGTGTTTTTACTAATAAAGGTATTCTGCGAACTAACTGATCTATGTCTGTGGGAGCAACGGCTAACCCTTGCAAAGCGTGATTGGATAGTTGTGGTAGGTTCTCCTTTACTCCCGAAGAAATTATACCACCATTATCTTCGCCCATAACAACTGTGCCTGGTGTGTTGGGATAATTACCCTTACCATCTTCAAACATAGCTAAAACAGTTGGAGCAAATTCTAATGTTTCTGCAAAAATTTCATCACCGCCCAAACGATCAGCCTGCGGAAAACTGACCACCCATCCAATACCTATAGCGCCTTGGTTTATTAAATCAACTTGTATCTGTGCTAATCTTTGTCTTGGCAAGGGCCAGCCACCCTCACGCTCTATATCTTCTTCTGTAATATTTAGTATGACAAAATTACCAGATTCTTCTGGAGTCTGAACAAAAGTGTCATACACTTTTAATTTTAGTATTTCTGTTGGTGTGCTTTCAAAGATTATAGGTAGCGCAAGTATTATAAGTAATGGTAATAATAGTTTGTTCATTTAATCACTTTGAGTGATAGTTATAACACTATCGCTTCCGCCGTTTATTTTTATTATATTAGATACTCCGTCTTGTATCAAAATAACTGTATAAGCATTACTGCCATCTAAATCTACTCTAACGCTTTCATTTACTTCTCTGCGTAAACTAACAACATTACCTGTAATTAAAGCAGTAATTTGTGTATCTGGATCTTTACCAAGTAAAGTACCTGCTATTTGTGTGCTAGTAGCTTGTGCTAAAACATCTTCTTCTTCTGATACAGCTAAAGCATCAAGAACATTTAACAAATCTTCTAAAAAATTTACATCTAAATAATTTATATCTAGCTCTGTAAACTCCAAACTATCTTCTGCTAAATAATCTTCTGCTAAATAATCAATATCAAGATCATTGAAATCTAAAACACCATCTGTTTGTGTGCTGCTTGTTTCTTCTTCTATAACCACCTCTTCTTTTGGTGGTGATACTATTAGCATATTATCAATAATGTCTAGTGTTAAATCTAAAATGACTGGATTTGTTGGTCTTGATTCAAAAACACTAACTGTAGTCGCTTGATAGGGTTTGTTAAGTATGACAGTTCCCATAGCTGTAACTACTTCTATTTCACCACTTGATAAACCAAACTTATCTGGCAACAAAATTATTAACGATCTACCAAGTTCATCAACTGTAGCAGTAAAATCTGTGCCTCTAATAGCTATGTTTGCTGTGGGTGTTTTAAGTTTGATATTCTGTTTATCTATTCGGTTAAGATTACCTGTTATAAACCTCGCTGTGCCAAGACCAAAAGTAAGCGCCATTTTTGCTTTACTAGGATCAGGATCGTAAATGTATTCGTCTATGACCAATTCAGACCATTCTGTTAATTTTACAGTTGATTCATCAAGAAAAGTTATAGCCATACGGCCATCTTTGGTTATCGCTTCATCATTACTTTGTATAGCAAAATCAAGATCAGCATTGTAGGTTTTATCTCTGACTATTTCAGCTGTGCCGTTTAGTTCAGATATGTCACCAATATCAGCAGCTTGTGCTTGTACCTTGATCGTTTTGAATGACGCAAAGAGTAGAAGCAGCAGTACCAGAAACGGATATGATTTTAAGCCAGTCATTATCTTGGGTGCTTAGTTGTGAGATATTAAAGGTTCTTGATCCGCCTGTATGATCTAAGTAAAAATAACCACCAGCTGAAGCTGTAACGCCTGTTCCTGTATAAGTCACAGCGTTGTCAGATCCATCTATATCCATGTAATTTGTAGCACCATCTATATTAATAGTAGAGTTGATTGTGTTATTAGAACCTTGAATAATCCAGTCTAAATCTAGTTGTGAAGCTAAAGCAGTTGTACCTTGGTTTAAAGTGAAAGTATTACCACTACCTGTAACATCTACATTTTGATTTGATCCGTCGGAACTATATGTATCTGTTGGATCTACTTGTATAGTAAATGAATTAGTACCGCCATCAAATTCATAAAAGCCTGTAAATGTGTCGGCAAATATATCACCAAGAAACTTATTTGTTGCGCCGATCATATTAATATCAAGTGTCATGGTGTTTCCATCTAAATCTAAGGCTGTAAGATTGCCAGCTGTAGAGTTTAGACCACCAATAATATTAGATATACCAAGCTGTTCTAGGTCTATATTTGCACCTGTGCCTGACTGATCTACATATATTTCGTTGTCAGCCGCGTAACTTGTCCATGCACTCAGCATCACAAGTAGGCTTATCAATTTGTTCATCATTTAATTTTACTCTTTGATCTTCTTTTTGTAAAATCCAGAAACCTCTGTCATAACCAGTTTCAATAATCTCTAAAACGCCACCCTCAATAGCTTTCATCAAGGCTATCGTTGATGATTCATTCCTGGCATTACCAAGTTCTATTTCTACCAACTCACTATTAGCTTCAATAAAACGAAATACATCTTCTGACTTAGCATAACTAAATATTGTTTTTTGACATAAGACTTCTAACAGAACTTCGCCTGTAGCTACTGATACCATGCGCAAACTTACTGTAATGTTATCTTCTCTGTATTGAATACTGTTGCCAATTCCTAAATACCTAGCACCAGCCCCGCCACTTTCAAGGTTTGCTTCGTAAGATATAACAGCACCCTCAATCAATATACCTGCAAACAACAAAGGTCTTAGAGCTTTTTTCTTCTCTTCTTCGTTTGCTGATTGTTCTCTGGCAGATCTAATCAACTGCCTTTCTTTAGTAAGGTTATCTAAACCAACTCGTTCAACTACCCTAAAAAACTTACCATCCCCAGCATGTTTTAAGGCTCTTATTAACAAAGCATTTGGTTGTTGTGTGATTGCAGTAGAAAACAAAGCGAACTCGCTGTTGCTTTTTCTTTGTCCTGTTTGATCTGTAAAAGCTGTAGGATATACAGCAACTACTGGACTGACTTCTGGTATAG